GCCGGCGACCATGAGCCGGTCGCGCGGACGGTGGACTCGTCGAAGTCGGTGTAGACGTTGATTGCAAGGTAGTGGTCCGCCTTGGAGCGTCCGAGAAATTGGCAGTTGCGAAAACGCGCGTAGTCCTGCGAGCCGCCGGGCTGAATCCATGCGGTTTTGGCCGTCATGCTCAGGTAATTGCCGAACTCGAAGAACGTGCTGCGGTCGTCGTAAATCCACCGGCTGTTGCTGGTGTTGTTGTCGCACACGAGCACGCCAAAGGCGTTGCTGCTTGTCGCTGCGGTCCATGTGCCTTCCCCGCGGCCACGCAGCACGTCGCGGCTCCACTGATTTACGGCGTAGTTGTAGACGAGCACCTGCTTTTCCCCTAAGGTCGAGGTCTGGACGTAGAAGCGGACCTCGCGCTCCTCGGCGATGTGCACGGCGGCGATCACGGCGTCGTAGGGGTACTGGCCTGACGTGATGTCCTGCACCGGGAGGCCGATGGGCTGCAAGTCGAGGCGCTCGCCGATGAGGTAGAAAATGTTGTCGCTGCCAAAGAATAGCAGACCCGGCGGGATGCTGACGACGCTCGCCGGGAACGTGCACCCGAGGTAATCGTGGATCGATTCGGGGTCGCTCAGCGCGGAGCCTGCGCCGGTCTCGTCGCGAAATTGCCCGTACGCGGCGTAAATCGAGCTCTCCGTGAACAAGATGAGCTTGTCGTTGAGCGTGCCGGCGGCGGTGCACCCGCCGTCGTGCTCCATGCGGATGACGTTGCCCACGGCGAACGAGGGGGCCTGATTTGCCACGGGTGCGTTGCTGTAGTAGACGCTCCGCGGGTCGTCGGCACCGCCCACGAGGAGGCGGTTCCGGTAGTTGACCGCGAATCGCGCGCTGGCGACGGGCACGAACGGGAGCACCCCGCCGGTCGTGTAGATCGTCGGCGCGTCAAGGTCGGGGAGGCCGAGCGAGGTAGCCGCGAGCGTGCCCGCGTCGCGAATGGTGGTCGTGCCGTAGCCGGCCACGCTCGAGGCGGCGATCGAAGTCCAGCGGCGCAGGATCGTGCCGTCGGGCTCCGTGACGTAGAATTCGATCGTGGCGTCGTCGCGGTTCAAGTAGCTGGCGCCGGAATGATAGATCGTCCAAGTGTCCTGCGCGCCGCTGACGGTCACGCGGCACGGGTCGGACGGCGTAGAGCGGTGGATGTTGCCTTGGGCGTCGCGGTAGGCGAGCACGGCTTGCAGCAAATAGTCGCCGTCCTGGAAGTCTACTTGCACGCCGCCGGCGCTTTGACGCACGCTGCCGATGTACGGGCGGTCAATGATAGCCGTTTCGGCGGCCTGTTGGCCGTCGATGGTTTGGACGAGGCCGCCGGCGGTTTGCAGGCTTGCGCCGTAGGCGGTGCCGAGCGCGTCACCGGGCGCGCGGGGCTCGAGCGTGACGACGGCGAAGGCGAAGCCGCCGGAACCGTCCACGGCGAAGCGGTGCGGGATGTGCCACCGGTTGGCGCGGTAGAATGGGCGAGGCGGGGCGGTCGGAAGAAGGCGCGGGATTAGCGTTTGCGCGGGCGAGCTCGCGAGCGTCGTGCGGTGGTCGTTTGGCCCGGTGAGGACCATGGTGCCGATGTCGCCGGGGTAGTTCGCAAACTTCTCGGTCTCGAGCACGTTGCTCGCGTCGCGGCCCTGCCACGTCGAATAGGACGACCCGAGGCCGAGCGGGAGTCGCACCGGGAGGCGGTTTGTGCCCGCGACCTTGGCAAAGTACGTGAGGCGGAACGCGCGCGCGGTGGGCGTTGCGGCGCTCATGTTCTGGTCTTGGACCGTGAATCCGGTGTCGGTGCGGATCGAAAAGTGGTGGACGTAGCGCGCGAGCACGTTTTCCGGCGCGGTCTGGTCGATCTGGATGAGCTCGGCGAACACTGCGGCCTCGTCGTAGCCAAGGCTCAGGTTCTCGAGCGTCTGCGCAACGGTGACCGTGCCCACGACGGGGCACGAGCCGGCGCGCACGAGCGGGATCGCGGTGCTGCCCGATGACACGAGGGCGAGGCCGGTGGTCGTGATGACGTGCATTTGCAGCACGCCGGCGGTTGGCTGCCACGGAAGCGCGGCTGCGAGGTTGACCGATAGGGCCACGCCGCCGAGGTAGAGACGGTTTCCGAAGAGCTCGAGCGACACGGCCACGACGGCGAGCGCGCCCACTTTGGCGGTGTTGGCCTGCGCGCTCAGGGCGAGCGAGCCGGCGGTGACCGTCCACCGTTGCAGCCGGTAGGTCGTCGTGCGGGACGAGTAGACGGCGAGAAAAAGGTTTACGCCGTCGCTGGCGATGTCGTAGGGGCAAAGGGGCCGATACCGCTCCGCGGTCGTGTAGCGGAACGCCGTAAGTTCCCACCAATCGCAATCGAGGGCGCCGGCGCTTGAGTAGCCATTGACGAGCGAACCGAGGCCGGTGGCCGTGTAGGTACACGTGTAAAGGTCCACCGTGGCCGGGGTAACAGCGCCGGGGAAGCCGCCGAACGTGCGATCGGGGAAGGCGACCGAAATCACGAGCGTGCTCACGGACTGGAACGCCAGGATCTTCGGATAGACGCGGCCGCTCACGGTCGTGGAGGCCGAGTCAATGAGCGCGCGCGTCTGCGCGTCGTACTGGCTCACGGTGAGCGTTACGGCGGTCCCCGTCGCGCCCGTCACCTGCTTTGCGCGCGTGATGCGGACGACGAAAACGAAATCCTCCGTGGCGGCGATGTCCCATGCGTCGTCGAAGTTGGCGGCGCCGGCGTCGTAGCTGGTCACGTCGCCGATCACGTCCGAGACGGCGCCCACGGTTACCCAATCGTTGGTGCTGCTGGGCGCGTACTGCCGCGCCACGTAGCCGCACTCGTTAAGGATGCGACTCGAGGCGAACAAGCCGGCCACGCCGTCGTCGATGGAGTTGTCACGCGCGGCGTCGATGACCACCGTTTGGTCGCGCAACGCGAGCGCGGCGATGGGTGCGCCTGCGTCATTCAGGGGCGGCGTGGTCGTCTGGTAGCCGTACCGCTTGCGCACGCTGCCGGGCGTGTCGAGGCGCCCGTTGGTGAGATCGGAGAGCTGCGACGGCGGCACGCGCCATGCGTCGAGGCTCTGATCGATGCCGCCGCCAAAGTCGGCGCGAACGATGGCGCCTTCGCCCGGTTTGGATCCTTCAGCCATGCGTCACCATACCCAAATTTTGAGCGAGCACGCGGCCTGCACGTGGAGCTCGATGGTTTTCTCGTCGGCGCTGCGCGATTGTGTGACGCGGTGCGTGCGGTGGTTGCCGCTGGTCTGTGTGTCCACGACGATGAATCCCTCGACGGGGCGGCCGAGGGTGTGCGGGAGGAAATAGGTTCCCGACGAGGCAAACGTGATGAGCTCGTTGCGCCCACCTTTGCCGTCTGGCACCGTCAAAAATTGGCCGGCGCCGAACGGCACTTGCTTCAGCGCGTTGATCGCGTCGATCGCCTCGTTGGTGCGCGTAAAGCCGGCCTGCGATTGGCGCTGTGCGTCCGTCGTCGCGGCCTCCTCGGTGCGCAGCACGCGCGTGGGGATGGTCTTGAGCGTGCTTGTGAGTGTCGCGAGGAGCTGCGGCCTCGAGGGCAACGGCTTGGCCATTAGGGCCTCGGAAGCAAGCGGCTAGGGTCGCCGTCGAGCGTGCGCGAGCCGTAAACGTCGGTCACGCGCTCGGTGTTCTGCGTCGCGCGGAACGGTGCGAGGCGGTCGATGCGCGCGCCGAGCTGCTGCACCATGCCCATCGCAAACGAAACGTCGAGCTGCTCTTTTTGCTGGCAGTAGGCCACGGCGCGCCAGATCGCGTACTCCTCCCATCCGTCAACGCCGTCCCATGTGTCGGCGTCGAGGGTGAGCCGCGGCGAGGCGGGCGCGTACCAATGCCGGATCGTGTAGCCGGCGGTCGGCGCCGGAAGAAAGGTGATGTTGCCCGCGATGATGCGGAACGCGACCGGACGGCCTGGGTTCGGCGCCGAGGTGCCGAGGAGCCTTGCGCGCTCGTGGAAGCTGTACGAACCGAGCCGGACGCGGGCGCCGCTGTCCTCGAGCTCCACGTAGAGCGTCTCGTAGTGCGTCGCCGGGAGCGCGTAGGACTCGGCGCCGGTCGTCGTGATGACCTGCTCGGTGGCGTAGTACTCTTGGCCTCGAGCGCCCACGAGCCGGTCGTAGAATTCGGCGAGGGCTTGGTTGATGTACTCGTTGATTTCCGAGTCGGTGACGAACTGATTCCCGACGAGATCGGCACGCAGCCGAACGTCCGAGCGCATATCTCCAAGCGTCCGACTGCGTGCCATTCTCTCACTCCTCCATGCAGGCCATTACGAACGCCTCGAGGGCGTCCGCAAGACCTGTCTTGTCGCCTGCCTTTACCGCGTCGAGCACGTCACCGGCGAGGGCTTTCTTTTCCTCGGGCGAGTAGCCGCGCTCTGAGGCGGGCGCCTCCTCTTCGTCTTCTCCGCCCTTCGGGCCACGGCCGAGGGCGATAAGCAGCGCGGGCTTCTTCATCAGACGCTCGAATTCTTGAGCACGAGGGTGAGGTTGATGCGGTTGTTGGCGTCCGCGGCCACGTCCGCGAACGCTGCGCCGCTCACGTCGTACACGCGGACAACGATGGTCTTGGCGGACAAGTCGATCGTGCCGAGGTTCGAGACGAACTTGTCGTCGCTGTTTGCGAGTTGGAGCGTGGCCGTGGCCGAGAGGACCGCGGTGTACACGTCCGAGAGGGTCACGGTGAACACGCCGGCTGCGCTACGCGCAACGCTGGCGACGCCGCGGCCGCGAATGGTCGTTTGGTCGATCGCGCTCGAGCCGTTCGGCCCGAACGAAATGCCGAGCACAACGACGCCGGGATCGAGAGCTCCGAGGAGCTGGATGAAAGAACGCCCGGCCATCAGTACACCGTTGCCGCGAGGAAGTTCTTGCCGCGGCCGTTGAAGCCCGGCGCGCGGCAACGCAGGTTGCCGTAGGAGCCGACGCGGATTTGGTAGGCGTCGTCGTCGCTCACGCGGAGGAACTGATTGGTATCGTAATCGAGAATGTGCGGGGCCGCGTTGAGGCTGAAGAGGTCCCAGGTGTCCATTTGGACCGCGAAAATCTCAGACTGCGGGACGTTGATGTCAGCGACGCACTTGACCGGGCCGGTGTCACCCATGAGCACGATGCTCTGGAAACCGATCTCCGCGTCCTCGATGCTCACGGCGCGGTCGTAGACGGTGCGCGAGCCCAAGAACTTGTTCAGGGCCGCGAAGTCGCGCGGGTGCATAAAGCAGTGGTCCGGGCGACCACCCTCCGCGGCGATGTCGCTCACGAGCTGGATGATCGCTTCGTCTGGCGAGGCGCCGGTGCAATCGAGGAGCGAGCCGCCGAGGCTGGTCTTATCCGAGGTGCGGGTGAGGCCGTAGATGTCCGAGGGGAAAAACGCCGAGGTGGAGAGGCCGCCGGCCACGCCGAGGTCAGAGCCGGCGAGCCACTGCTTCATACCGGTAACTACGTTCGAGTTCGTGAAGACGGTGGCATTGCTCGTCGCGACGGTGCGATCGGTCGCGCGCGCGAGGTAGTGGCCCGCGGCGATGCTGGTGCCGTCGTTGACGGTGATGGTGCCGGCCTTGCGGTCAACGGCGGTGACGCGGATCGGCGTCGTGACCGTGGAGTTGATCACGGTGTCGTACATGAACGCCGTGCCGCCGGTGCCCGAGAAGACGCTAAGGCGCTCGCCGAGGCTGAAATTGTAGGCGTCGCTCGGGGTCGCGAGCGTGATCGTCGCGGTGGCGATGCTGCCGACCTTGCCGATCGTGCCCGTGCCGTCGCGGAAGAGGTGGCGTGCGATCGAACGCATCGCGGTAAACATCGCGAGGTCCATCGTATCCTGGAAAAGGTCCACCATGGCGCCCTCATCCATGACGGCCGCCTTCATCGCCTCGCCGCTGATGGTCGCGAGCGAGTAGTCGCTCTTGCGCGTGAGCGTGAAGGTCTTGTAGGTGTCGTTGTAGGCCTGGGAGGTTTCCGAGGCGGCCTTAGCGCCGCTGAAGGTCGCACCGCCACCCTGGATCGAGTTGATCGTGAGCGGAACGTCCACGCTCTTACCGACGAAATTCGTCTTCTTGGCGAGCATCGCGAAGAAGGGGTTATTTTTGCGGAGCTCGCGCGGGACCGTGTAGTCCGGGTAGAGGAACTTGATGATAGAGGCGGCGGATGCAGTGTCCAAAACGGGCATGATGGTCCTAGTAGGCGGGAGGTTGGTGGTTCCTCCCGCCACCGGTCACCGTCAGCCGTTGAGGCGCCCCGCCTTCAACATGCCCACGATGTAATCCCTTCGGGCATCGCGCGACATGTGCGCCGTGTCTGGCGCAGCGGAACTCTTCTCGCCGGCTCTCGACGTGCTCAACGTGCGGGAGGGCTTCGGTTTGCCTGCTGCGGATACCGTTCCGGTGCGCGGCGTGCTGGTGCCGCGGCGAGCTGCGCGCTCGTTAACGTGACGATACTCTTCGGACGCGAGGTAGTCCAGGGCTTCCGCGATGTCGTTCAGGCTCGGGACTTTGCCGGTCTGCTTGTAGTAGTCGTCTTGGAGCTGGTAGGCCTGTTGTTTGACGAGCTCGGGGTGCAATTCGGCGCGCGCGGCGAGGTACGGGAACGCCTCTTCATCCCGTGCGAGCGCGAAGAATTGGCCCTCTGCCGCGGCGCGCTGTTGGCTCATCTCCCGCTGGGCTTGGCCGGTGCGGTAGTCCTCGAGCTCCTTGGCCTGCTTGGCAATCTGCTCTTGGAGCGCGCGGAACTGCGCTTCCGGCGTGCCGTCCATGGCGGCGCGCTCCGTGAGGTCGCGAAGGTCCACGCCGAGCTCTTTGAGGCCGGCGATGGGGTCGCGCTGCATGGCCTCTCGAGCTCGGCGCAGTTGCTCCACCTCGCGGCGCTCGAGGTCGAGGCGCATCCGGTCGCGCTCCACCTCGGCGCGCTGCGCTTCGGCCTCGCGGCGCAGCCGGTTGGCCTTCTCGCGCGCGCGCACCACGGCGCTGATACGGTCCTCGGGCTCGTCGTGTTCTTCGGCCTCTGGGGCCTGTAGCATTGCCGGGCGCTCGTCGGGCGTGTCGTCGTCCGTCTGCGCCGCGGCGGGCTCTTGGCGAGGCGCTGGGGCCTGCTGCGCGGGCTCTTTGTTTGCGGCGCGGAGCGCGGCCAATGCGGCGGCGCGTCGGTCGTTGCGCTCGTTGCCATTGATGCCGGCGAATTGCGCTGCGGGCTCTGCTGGGGCTTGCGCTATCGGCGCGCTTTGTTCGAGGTTCATGGGCTGTCCTTTGGTTGTCCGCTCAGGCTAGTGCGGGTGCCGGGCCTGCCATCTGTGCGAGCTCCGGCGGGAGACCTCCGCCAGGAGCGGCGGGAGGCGGTGGCGGTTGCATGGCCTGCGTGAGGTCTTGGGCGCTCGTGATGTAGCGGCGCAAGAGCTCGAGGCTCACGGGGTCGGCGTCCTCGAGGCGGGCAAGGTTGTAGGCCTTGGCGCCACGCGCGACGATCATGCCGAGGTTGTCGAATGGCTCGGCGATAACGGGCATTTGGCGCGCCAGGATCGCTTCGATGTTGCGATCGATGATGTGCTGGTCGCTGAGGTCCATGTCGTTCTGCGCTTGCAGGTCGGCAAGGTCGAGCACCTCGCGGAATTCGGGAATCCCGATGGCTCCGAGCTGCAAGAGCTTCTCCGCTTGGTCGATGCGGCTCGCAAGGTCGCGGGCAAACTGCGAGATCGGCATGACGCGGATCGCGTAGTCGTCCTCGTCCATCGCCACTTCGCGCCACCGCATGACGGACGCGCGGCTTTTGCCCACGATGCGCACGGAAAACTTGGGGTCGTCTTCGGCCACGCGCGCGGCGGCGTCGATGGCGAGCTTGGCAATCTGGATGTGCCAGTCCGTCCATGCGCGGTGCATTGCAAGGAATCCCTCGGCCTCTACGTCGTCGAGCGTCTGGATGGCGATGCCGCTCGTCACGCCGCCGGGCTTTTGGTTTGCCACGCTCATGGCGCTTGCGCCCGACATCTCGGTCATCATGGGGCCGAGGTCGGTGAAGTAGCGGTACAGGTCCGCGGCCACGGACGGCGGCGCGAAGGGCTGAATTTGTCCAGGGTTGGCGCGCCAAATTGTGCCGGGCTCGTTGGTCATTTGCTCCGTCGTGAACTCGACGCCGGGCGCCACGATAAAATGCGCGTGGCTCATGAGCTTGAACGTCTGCTGAAGCTTCACGGCCGTGAACTCGAGCTCGCGTTGAATCGGGAGGATGAGCTTGGCGAGGCTGACGGGGTAGAATCCTACCGGCGGCGCGTAGAATCGCAGGATCGCCACCGGGAACGTCTCGGCGGTCCACTCCTCGTCGAGCAAAGTGTGCCCTTCGATGCTGATGTGGTGGCGTCCGGGGCTGTCGGCGGTGCCGATGGCCCACGCTTCGCACACACGCACGGCCTGCGGGTTGTAGGCGTCCGTGAGCCGCGTTGCGCCGATGTTCGACGGCGGCGGCGCGCTCATGATGGCGCCCTCGGACTCGGGGAACATGTCCGCGAGCACGCCGCGATCGAAGTCGTCCACGTAGTAAAGCCGGCGGGGCGTTCCTCCGTTGCACTCGGCCTCGCGGAGCTTCAGGCACCACGGCTTGAGCCGCTCGAAACTCACGCGGCTGGGCTCGTCGTAAACTTTCACGGCGGCGAGGCCCGTGAGCAGCGCGTCACGGCACGCCATGTCCGCGATCGTGTCGATGCGCTCCGTCGCGAAAAGGCCCTCGAGGAAAAGGCTTAGGCCCTTGGCGCGCGTGCGCGTCGAGTAGTCGCCACCGGTCGAAACCGTCTGCGGGAGTATTTTGTTGCGAATGATTTTCGCATGGATCGTGTCGAGAATGCGCCGGTACTTGTTGGGGACCAAGGCCTCCTCGTCGATGCGCCGGTACGGGCTGCCTTTGCGGCCCTGCGTCGGGAGCTCGACGCCGTAGGCCTCGATGTAGCGCGCCCATGCGTCGAGGCGCGTCTGATCGAGCGTGTCGAGCTCGCGCACCGTGGACCATACGCCGTCCAGCGCGGTGCGTGATTCGATTGGAAGGGTCCACCACCTGATACTCTGCGTCTGCGTCGTCATGTCACCATCTCCGGCGCGCGGCACGTCTGCCGGCGTCCTCTGCGGCACGCTCAATGCGCGCGGCCTCTGCGTCGTACCACGCCTCGGTGTTCCGTTCATGCGGCGCCGGCCTCCGGTCGGGCACGAACTGCGCGCTGGCGAGCATGAGGCTTGGAACGAAGTCGCAATGGCGGCCGTCGCCGGCGGTCGGTAGCTCGAGGCGCACGCCCTGCATGGTCGTGGCGCGCTTGACGCGGAGCACGTCCTCCCGCATGGCGGGGTGAGGGTGTAGCTCGAGGCGGCCCTCGAGGAGCTCGGAGCGGAAGCGCGCGGCCTGTTCCCACCGCTCGCGGCTTGGCGTCATGCGCGGGAGGAGCGTGAGTCCCTGTTGCAACGCGAGCTCACTTAGCGGGTCGGCGCTCCACTGATCGCACCATACGGCGGGCACGCGGTAACGCGCGGCGATGACGGCAATGTCGCGCAGCACGGTGGTTGCGCTCAGCGGCGCGTTTTTGCTGCCCACCCACTCACGCGCCACGTCGATGCGGCGCTTGTCGCCGTCGCGGCTCATGATCACGAGCGTCCATGCGTTGCCGCGGGTTGCGGCGTCCATTGCGGCCACGTAGGACCGCAGCGGGTCGGGCTCGAGGTCGCCCTGTGTGCGCGTCGCAGCGGCCACGGCATCCGGCGGCACGAGCGCGGACTCCGGCGCGGCGAACTCGGCGGCGCAGTCTACGCGGTAGGCGTCGGGGTCGCTCGCGCGGAGCTCCTCGATGCGCTCGGGCGTCCAGTAGTCCGGGTTCATGGCCCATCCGGGCGCACGCACGACCACGCGCGCGGCCGTTGGCTTTTTCCACGATTCCTGCACCTGCTCGAACACGGGACCGAACGGCGCCCACGGCGAACCGATGGCGATAAGCTGCGCGCCGGGGAGCATACGGCCGAGGACCACGCGGCGGGTCTCGTCGAAATTCACGGCGGCGTCGCCCTCGCCGGCCATGCGTGGCGCCTCGTCCACGATGACGCCGGCCATCCAGCGTGAAATGAGCGACGAGCCGGCGCGTTTGCCGGCCACGGTGCAGATCTCGATAGGCCGGCCCGATGGGTGACGCAGCATGAGCGAGTCGGCGCGGGGCTCGTCCACGAGGAGTTCGCGCAGCACCGGGCTAGCCATGATGCTCCCGGCAAGGTGCGAATGCGCCACCTGC